GTAGCATTAAACTGATTTATTGCAATTCCACCAATTGTTGAATCTACACCGGAAATAGTAACACTAGATCCATTAGGCATACCATGGTTTCTATGCTTAACAGTACTTGTATTTGCTAAGTTAGTAGTATAAATCGGGTTAGCATCTAATTCTCTTAAAGGAATAACTGCATTAGAAAAGTTAACTATACCACTTGCAGTTATATCGAAGTTAGCTCGTTTAACTTTAAACTTAAGATCTTTTGTTTGATCAGCAGACCAAGTTGATCCATTCTGTGATTTAAAGAATACACCAGCATATGGCTGTGAGGAAATACGCCTTGTAGTTCCAATTGAGTTTTGTCCAATTTCTGCTGTATAAGCTTCGTATTGATTTGAGTTAGCTAATAGACATATTGCATATTCTTGATTCTGTCTTAGATATACTGGTGATGGGAATGCAAAGTTAGTGGCTGATGTAGCATCAGCAGATACCGTAACATTCACTGCATCTTTTACAACTTCACCAAATGCTAAGATTTCGTTTGAAGGATAACCGTTAGTCACACCACGAATTTGTAGAGTAATTGGTATTGATAAATCTTTTGATTTAAAGAATATATCCATACTAGTAACAAATGCACCTGATGGATTATCAATTAAGAACGTTTGTGCTAATGGATCTACCCAGCCAACCGTTCTGGTTGAAGCCCTGCCGATAAGTGCAGTTTGAACATCACTAACTGATTCCTGTACAAGTGTAGGAGATCTTAGGCTTACCTCTTGTGTAGTATTAACTAATCCTCGAGCTGCATATGTTGCACGACCCGATGTAGTGATAAGATTTAAATCACCATTAGGATCATCCATAAGTTTGAATAATCTTTCACCAGTTCTAAATCTAATATTAGCTGTATTAGGTATATAGAACTCACCATAAGCTGTTCCTGTAGCATCGGTAATAATAGCATTATTGTTTCCACTAATATCACCAGCAGTAATATCAGGGTGACGAACAGCTGCTGAGTTTGGCTCAGGATCTACTGCTGTAACTGAGTTACGTATAAATTGAGCAGCGGTAATATCATTAGTGAAAGCATTAACATTAATATCTTCAAAATAAGGATATAAGCGAGTGTTAGGCTTAAATCGTGATGCTTTAAATTTAACTCTTCGTGCACGAATAAATGGTACCATTCTTACATCTACAACTCGTTCACCGAGTGATGTTTGAATAGTATCTGGTGCAACCGAAGTACGTACACCAGTTCTTGTTTGTTGTGCTATTTGTGCTACGACAGTATCTCGGAAAATACGTCGGCCCGATTGTCGGTTACCAGATGTATCTCCTCCGAATATCTCTCGACCAGCCCACTGAGTTTCCCACTCATTCCAGACTGTTCCAAGCACTCCGTCTTCGGCTGCGAGCGTGTTAACCACATCGAATAGACCTTCATTATCAATAATGAGATCTGGACGAACGTCTGTTTCTTTCCAATCATCCTCAGAAGGAGTTAGGTCAACTTGACCAATGAAGTTAAAGATATCGTACGGGTTAATATTTTCGAATCCTGATGCAAATGGCTGATCTATAATTGTAGACTCCGTATAAGGAAGAGAAATTATATCGCCAGTTTGCTGGAATGTACTTGAAGAAGCAGTGTCACCATTAAGTAAACGGACATTGCCTTCGTAGAATTGTGGCCTAGCTTCACCTTTATCTGCATCAATTGAGATGTGATAATCAGGATCTTTTGGATTACCGATATTGTGTCCATAAAAAGGATCTACAATAAAACCGGATTTAAATCTATCCACATTAGAAGAGTTTAGGACTTGAGCATCAGCAGTTTCTTTTTCAAGTAAAGAAAGAGATGTGTAATATTCAAGGTTATTAATTCGACTTTCTAAGCGACCAATATCACGCATAGTAAATCGTTTGTTATCTTTCATAACTGGAGTAACATCACTTGTACTAAATGTGTATGGTCCAATGTCAAGATCATAGATAACCATACCATCGTCTGGGTTAGCAGGACGAGCTGGGTTAGCTGCTGAGACACCCTTTAGGTATCTAAACGAGCCTTTGTTATCTACATAAATTTTGTCTTTTCTTGGTAAGAAATAACGGAAGTCTAAAAACATATTTGATGCAATCTTACCAATTTCAGTAAGTGCCGCACCAGATTGATTTGTACCACCGGCATTAGTAAAGGATGTTCCATCATCACGTACACGTGGACGGAAGTCTAAAACATCTCTTAATTCGTATGTTGTATTACCAGCTGAGTATGATGGAATACTTGCATATCCAACTTGGCCTGTATAAGAATCTACTGAGAAATAATCTCCAGCTCCATGAGTAAAATAATCAAATACTACATGAATACGACCTACAGGTGCAGGATTACCTGCTTTTAGTTTAATTCGCCCTGTATCATAAAAGTTATCTCTTTGTCCATTATCTAATTCATAACGACTTGTAATATTTAGATCAGAAGCTGTTGCATTAGTACCAGAAGATAATGAATCATGTACTGAAACTAATCGGTAAATGTCAGCCTTAAGCAATGAATCATAACCGTTTACTGTACTATTTGGTGATGTAATATTTAGCGTATGACTTGCAACCAGTGTTTTTTGCTTTTCAGATGCTAAGGTCTTTGTAATGGTAGTAATAATTGTAATACCTTCAGTACTTAGACCAGCTCCGGTAAGATCGATATTAAGGTTAACACCACTTGCTACTAGTCGAGCTGCTCCTCCAGTTCCATCAGTAAGACTCATATCATAAACTGCACCGGTAGTTGTATTTGCTACTTGGTAATCAGCTCCACTATATGGACTTTGGAATGTTTCATCACTTGCAACCGTTATTGTAGCTAATCCACCAGAAAGTGAAGTTGTATACCTACGTCTAACTGTTACAATAGTATCAACAGCATTAAGTGCAGATCTAATAGTCTGAACTTGGCTATATGGAAGTGGGAATAGTAAATCATTATTTTGAATATCGTAAAGTACCGCAGATCCACTTGTTTTAACTGTAGTAGATAAGAACTCTCCAGAAGTAGATCCAGTATTATTAATTTGGTTTACTGCAGAAAATAAGTTTGAGCCAGTCATCTTAACATCAAAGAGGTATAATTTATATACCGCTCCTGTAGTACCTGGTGTTCCAGAACTTAGTTCATATGCTCGAGCTCTTGCTGTACCAATTACTGCATTAGCTGAACTTCGAAGATCTAGCAATTCATAATCTGTAATATTAGGAAGATTTGTAGTTGTATTTACAAGAGTATAGTTACCCATTTCAAATGCAATTACATTGTTTTCTAACTGAGCTGTATCTCTTGCTTTATCAACACTAAGATATGTTGTAGCTAGTGTATCAATTTCATAACCACGGACATATGCTTTGCCAGGTTCTAGACCAATTGCTAGTTTAGCATCACTTCCTCCAGCAGCTGCTGAAAAGATTCCTCGGTTATTACCGGATGCTAAATGCTCACGAACATCGATACCAAATGGACGAACTGTATAATCACCAGATTCATCATATGTTCTACGGGCAAAGGTATCCTCAAGGACTGAATATTCTGTAGCTCTAATATGCTTTGATATAACACCGTTTTCTACACGAATAAGTTCTACAAAATTATCATCAGCTGTTGATGTTAGAGTTTGCTTAGCAAGTGTAAGTTCAATCTGATATCGATTCGCACCAGGTGCAGCAAAGTTTGGAGAACCTGTAGCATTATCAGTAAGGTTAGCATCTTGTGTAGATGATACTAAACTTTCATTAACTGTAAGTCCAATTCTATAAGAAGGTGTATTTGTATATTTGTCAAGTACTAGTACTTGACTTAGAACATAAGCAAAGGTTCCATTGATATAATAGATACCTGGCTGAATACTAACGGCAGATCCGAATCCTACACTACCTGATACGTTATTAATTTGTGCTGAACGAGGTGTTGAACCATTTGATAGTACAACTTCGTTTTGAGCAAATACTTTTGTAGATTTATCTGTACCAGATGAGACATATTTTACAAACAATGTAAGAGGATCTGAACCAGATACTGGAACTGTTCCTACTACTTTAGCAACCACTCCTGTAGTTTGACCAGTAACTTGAGTACCAACAAATTCAGTACGATATAATTCTACGTCTGCACTACTAAATGTAGAAGCAACTTTAATGAATCCATACTCTTTATCCAAAGCGGATTGGCCTGGAATAACCATTGCACCATCTTCGAATGTATGATTAGCAAATTGCGTAATCTGATTCTGAAGGGTAGATTGTAGTTGAGTTAACTCTCTTGCTTGAAGAGCCACTGAAGGTCGAAAAAGAATACGATAGTATTTAGTCTTCGCATTCGTTTCGAAGTCATCATAGTAGGGGGATACATTAAAATCAATTGTCATTATTTTTTACCTTAAAACTCTAGTACAAGTTTAATATCTTCAATTTGTGAATTGGCTCGAGCTACTGCACTTCTATTTTCAATATAAAGAACTTCACCGGAAAACTTTTCAACTTCAGGATCGCCAAGTGAAGATATTGCAGCTGTTACTGCACCAGGATTTGAAATTGTTTCCGATGATTGGAATACTCCATAACCTGTAGTAGCATCTTGATGATAACGAATAGTAGAAGTTCCTGTGTCTATAGAAGTTATATAGGCCTGTGCTCCGGAAGTTCCGCCAGTGATAATTTCATCTGGTGCAAAGGCTCCACCTGCAAGAGATCCATATACCAAATTACGAGTAGCTTGTAACGTAGAAGCTGTAGCCGTAGTAGTTGTTCCAAAGTTAAATGGATTACGTACAAGACCTAGTTGGCGGAAATCATTATCAATTGGAAAGTCTCCAGATCCTTCTGCAGAATCCAAGTTGATGTTACACATAATAAAGAAAGCGCCTAGTTCATCAGCCATATTAGCACCATGACCTCCAGGAGGAGATATAATTGCCCGTCCTGTAGCTCCCGTTCCACCACCACCGGTGACAGCAACCAAAGCTTCATCATAGCCTGTTCCAATGTTACTCATTGAAATCGCTGTAACTACTCCACCCACGACTGTTGCCGCAGCTGTAGCACTTGATCCATTGCCTGTAACTGTAACTGTTGGTGTTGAGGTATAACCCGATCCGCCAGTTAGTAATTTAATTCTATGAATTGAACCATTTTGAGCATTTGTCTGAACATCATACTGAAGTGATCCATCATTTGTTGTAATAATATTTACTGGAACAAATGAGTTAGTTAAGAACTTTGTGGCTTGTGTACCTGAAAGTGTGGCCATAAATTTCCAAACGTAACCATCTGATTCTACAGCATTAGCAGCGTTTGTAGTTTGACCTGTAGGTTTAACAACCGAAGCACCCGCACCAGCTTCTAAACATTTATAAACATTTAGTTCGTCTGTGATTACGTAATACTGTGATGTACTAAGCGATGCTAACTGATCATCATAGGGAACATATGTAGTTCCTGATAGCCAGTTGTATCGAGTGATACTATGTGAAACATCAGATTGTGCTACTTTTTTCAAAGCAATCATATTCTGATGAACATTATTTTTATCAAACACAGTATCAACCGGAGTTGCTATAGCAGTGTCTGAACTTGGCCATTGTTGAGAACGTCCGATATAAAGATAAGTACTATCGGTACCTACATCATCGCGGAAGTTTCCTGCGTTATTGACCCTTATTTGTTTTGATACGATGGCTACCATTTTATAACCTTACCTCATTTGATTTAATTAATACTATTTATACACTTTACGTGATGTTTATTACAGAACCGAACGATATATTTAATTTACCGCCGTTTCCTGCTTCTGCTATTGTAAATCCGCCGTAGTTGCTCATAGGACCAATGTCTGGTAAGAATTTATATTTTTGAACATGTAAGAATGTAGGACCCATTGAAAACTGATTAATTGGTTGAAGAATAAACGTAAGTTCAACATTAAGATTAACTCCACCAACTTGCGGTATTGCAACATCTACTACTACTGGATCAGCAAAGACTGGAGTACCAGTATCAAGTGTAGAAAAATCTGCTACTCCTTTTGCTTTTACTGGACTACCAGCTACTCCAAGTGCTTCAGAGAAGATAGTGACTTCACCAAAAAATGCAAATCCAGCTGGATGTAATAGTTTTTTAACTACATCCTTCCAGTTATCAATTGTTTGTCCAGTTTTAATAACATAAGAAAATGATTGATAATATCTAGAGTCTTGAATAAACTTTTTAACTGATAGTTTACCATCATCATTTTTCCATCTATTATTTGTTGAATCCCATTTACCATCAGATGGTTTAAGAATATCTACTCTTGGAAAAAAGAGTTCAATATCATCATTAAAGATAAGTCTAAACAAAGCTTTAAATGAAGGTTCAGCACCTTTTGAAAGGTAGATATCTGTAATGTTTTTATATAACTTGTTCTTATCTGCAACAACATTTTCAGGAATTGGA